CCTGCTCGGCGGCTAACGGCTGCAAAAATATGACCTGCTTTTCGCCTTGGTGCTCACCACTCCAATTTTACGACGAAAAGCAGGTCTTTTTCTATTGCTTGCCTTAATGACTTCATCAGCGGAAAGTCTTTTTTTATTAAGGTAGGGCGCTTTTTCTAACGTCTAACTTCTAACAACTAACTACTAAAAGGACGGAGTCCCCCCTCCAAAAAATAAAGCTATAAAAACTAAATTTACTCCCACTCAATTGTTAAAGTTTTATTCGTCGTTATTCCTATTATTTTCAGTTATTTCTATTATCATATTTGCTCAAATTATTGTCAATTTTTAAGTTTAGCAATTTTTTTGCTTCCATATTGCTACCGCGTTGATTCTCTGTTTCGCATGAAATGATAAGCTTATTTTTCATCTTTATCATGTAAAGCATCTCCATCGTTTTTTATTCTTATCCCCATGCTTTTCAGCACAGCCAATGCATCTTCATGCGCCTTTTTTTGCTCCTCTTCAGATAACTCTTTATGGCCGACAACCTTCCCACCGATCGGTTCATGCCAGCGCGGGTGCGAGAATGGCTTATCGTATCTCTTTTCATCTTTCATGTTGTTGTCCATCCTCCTTTTTCAAATTTTGAACTCCCTCCGGTACCATTGGTGGAGGTCCTCTGTGGTTTTCAGTTTGGCCGCCAGCGTCTGCCCGCCTTCGACCAGTTTGTAATACTTGCGCTTGAACTCTTCGATTGTTAATACCTTGAACTGCCATTCCCCCGGCATGTATCCTTCAGATATGAAAGCAAATCCCTTCTCGGTCTCCTCTGCAATCTTTCCCGGGATCTCATGGCCTCTATTGGTATCAAAATAGCGGAGGTTGCCTTTGTACATGTGTACGTCCAGAACTATGCCGGTGAAACTTTCCTCATCCGGAAGCTTGTATATATAAACGGCTTGTCTATCCATGATCTTTTTACCTCCTCTTTCCTGAAAATAAGCACTTTGCACCGTACTGGCACTGTGCTATTACTGTGCTTTTCCGGTGCATCTCTGGTGCTCTTTTAGTGGCCTGTATCCTACTATTATACTACATCAGATATCTGATTAAAATACCTATTGAAACTCTGGCGCTGGTATTTGACTGCACCTTCTGTAAAGCTGCCGGTTCCTGTATTTACTAAAGTTATTCACCTGAATATAGTTGCTGCCATTTACGCTGTATCGCACGATAAAGCGTCTATCGTGCAGGCTCTGCAGCATTTCATCAACCTGGCTGGCGCTCACATCATCAAATCCCATTATAACCTTCTTGATCTTCCTGGGATTGTCCTCCATGCGTCCCTTGTCATCTACCATGGTCCAGAGGCCTGCAAATAATAATCTGGTTAATGGCGGGAGCTCTCCCATGGCATCATTGTCAAAAATGAGGTTCTTTATATTGCGCATTTGCTCCATCTGCCTTTGAAAAACTGGTGTTATACATGCTTTACTCATACCGTTAGCCTCCTTCTCAAATTTTAAGCCGTTATTTTGATGGTGTCGGCGTCTCCAGTAATTAGTCTTATCAGCTGTGCGCCCGCTCTGATTCCATCGATATAGCCCTGGTCATACACAGAAGTTGTAAGATTGTTGAGTTTGTCTTCTGCCGCTATTTTGCCTACTTTTTCAGCCAGTAATGACAAGATTTCCTCTTTGGCTACCTCGATATCCTCCTGAAGATCAGCTGTAGATATGGCATTGGTATTCTCCTCGGTCTGCAAAAAACATGCTAATTGATAAATGTTCTTTTTCATCCTTCATTCCTCCTCATTTATTATTCGTTCCGGAACGGGCACCATGTCGGGCTGGTCCGTGCATACCTTCCTGGTATATGTTTGCCTACCTTCATGCAATCGTGCCGGCTCCCTCGCTTCCCTTCCGGGGTTATTTTGCAGTACTCACACTTCTTGCAGTGTGGGATTGGTTTCTCCTCCGGCAGTATTAGTTCTGCAGGGAACTCCTGTATTAAATCCCCGCCCCAGACTTTCTCCAGCTCTTTGCTGCTATTCATAAAGACCGGGATTTCGGCGGTTCTGGCTGCAGTGACGATTGTCTCTATCCATTCCCGCTTTGGCTTTACTTTGTCCCGCCTATTTCCGGTCTCGGCTCCGATGATGATCCAGTCCATGAAGTCTATGTCGCTTATGTCTATCTCCTCCAGGAGCGGTTCTATATTGATGAATTGGTTATGCTGCTTCCTGGGGAGGAATACTATCTGATCAAGGTCAGCGCTCCTGGTGACGGTCGTCCCGTACCAGAAATTCCTGGAGCGGGGGAGTAGCCCTATGGAGCTCATTTGTTCGTATCTTTGCGGGTACCTCGTCATGAAAAGGTAATTATGCCATGGTGCTGCTTCACAGGCCCTGAATACTTCCTCTATCCAGGTATCCGGGATCCAAGGTCCGAACAGATCCCCCAAGCTGCAAACGAAAATGTTCGCTGGTTTCTTCTTTTGTGCCAGCATTGGCAGGCGGTACCTGTGCATTATAGGTTCAAATCCCACCGGGTCCGGTATAACCTTGCCTACCTGGTTTTTAAATGGGTTATCCAGGATATAAAGTCCGTTTTCATCCTTCCGGAGCTGGCTGGATCCTTTGTTGATCCTCACGTCTCCGGAGAAGCGCTTTGCCTGTTTCGCTGCGTAGCAGTATGGGCAGCCATGCCGGCAGCCGGTGACCGGGTTCCAGGTGAAGTTACACCACTCGATCTGTGATATGTTCATCATCTGTTTATTCCTCCCTTCCTGGTATTAGTCGGTGATAGGTAAAAGGTAAAAGGTAATAGGTAATAGGTAATAGGTTAAAGGTAATAGGCCCGGCTTGTACTGTGCTTTTCTCATACTTGTATGAGACTAATCTGGTGCTTTTTGAAGGTCCTTGATTTTGTTAGGCTTCCAATAGGCGCCGGTATTCTGTCCTTATGTTGCTGCTTTGCGATAGCTGCAGCTTCTTTTCTTATTGTCTCAGCTTCCTCCGGTGTCCTGGCTGTGATCATGATGGTAATTACTCCAGGCTTTAGTTCCCGTGCTACATGGACCGGCGTTTCGTCCTCGTCAATCGTGATTATGTACCTTACCTTTGGCTGCTGTGTGATAGCTGATTGCAAGCTTACTACTTTGGCCATGTCTTTTACCCCCTTTATCAATTTATGTGGTTGGGTCGTCCTCTTCGGGTATGTTTGCCTGCTCCTGGTTGGTATCCACCCGCGCTGCGTGGAGGCGGCAGGCTCTGCGGGCATGGCACCTGGCGGTGCCATTTGTGGTTGGGTTGTCTGTTGATCCGGTTTTCTTTTGCCTGCTGGCTTCCGGTACTGACTTTAAGTTAGTTATAAATTGAACTATGGGAGCGGATCTGGTACAATGTTAGTACAAGACCGCTCCGGTTGGTCTGTGTGAAGCTCTTTACATCAAAGCTTTTAGTCGGGTGCTGATGTAAGGGGCTTTTCTTATGCCACTGTGAAGCGGCGGGATTCTATTTCCTTCAAGTATTGCTTATAAAGTTCTGCATGTGTCGTCTTAAACGCTGCTGTATCAAAGCGGCTGCTTTTTACAACCTTCCAACGGATCTTGAAAACATCAACCACCATTTCATCTACTCCTCTGGCGCTCATCTCAGCTTTAATCGCATCCTGAATACTATTTATTTCTGCCTGAAGCTCTTCTGCCATTGCCTGAAGTTCTTTAAGCTCTCTAACCTTGCTTACTAATTCGTTTGTACTCATGTAATCACTCCCTTTAATTGTTTCTGTTTATAATATAAACGATATTGTTTATAGTGTCAATGACTAATTTAACGTTTCTCAATAAAAGAGAAATAATATCGTTGATTTATTAAATAAATTCGTTTATAATGAGAATATCGAAAGGAGTGGTTATATGTCCGTTTCGGAACAGTTAAAAATTCTATGTGTTAAGCTTGGTATAAGTGTTTCTGAACTCGGAAGGTTATCCGGCAGAAGTCCACAGGCCTTTAATCAAAAGATGAAGCGTGAAACTTTTACTGTCGATGAGCTAAAAAAGATAGCCGAAGCAGCCGGATGTAAATACGAGGGCTCTTTTATACTACCATCTGGCGAGAAAGTCACATATTAATTGAGGGGATGTCCTGCTTTGGAAAAGAAAAATATTCATATTTTTGCGCCCTACAACAATGGCTTTACTGTAAAAATTCCAGGAGCTGGGTACCTCAATGGCAAGGAGGCAAGAGAGTAAAATTTGCCCTTGGTACAACTTTGAAAACGACAGCGAGGTGACAAATGGCAGCATTTCCATTAAAAAATAATTAAGAAAGGATGATTTTATGTTTATGGTTCTTGGTTTAACCGGAATGGTAGGCTTTGTGGTCTGCCTGGTTGTTTTTATAATCTCACTGATTAGAAAAAAGTCGAAGAAGCCAAGTGCTATTGGTATGGTTGTGTGCTTCACCTTGTTTTTTGTCGGTTTGGCATTGACGCCTCCAGCGCCAGAAAAAACAGCAGTAGAAAAGGAACCGGCCCCGATTATTACGGAGAGCACTGACTTTGAAAGTGAAGCTCCCTCTTCAAGTGTTATGCCTTCTGAGACCATTACGCCTGTTTCCACTGCTGACGATAGTCAGTCTGCAGAGAGTTCCTCACCATCCGAGCCGTCCAAGCCATTCGAGCCAACTGAACCGACTGAAACTCAGCCTACCGAAGTATCGGAGACTGTCTTCACATTAGATGATGAGATAATTCCGGGACTTAAGGCAGCCGATATAAAACTGAACTTGGTTAAATGGGGATTGAAGGAGGCCTCTTCCAAGAAATCCGAGGGCTCTGACGACATTTCCTATATTTCCTCCGTGGTCGATTCTGAAACCGGTGCTGATCTGTCCTATTTCATCATGACAAACAGTGCTCTTAATGTGAAATATGCAACCTTCTCAATTATCAATCTGGCTGCTATATCTGAAGAGGATTTCCTTAATATCGCTACCGGTTATCTTGGTTACTGTGCTACTGTTCCATTTGACGGTGCCGAGCCTGAAAAATCCAAACAGTGGATCGAGGACAACATTAAAAAGTGTAATGAAGCGGGAAAGATTGAAACACTGAATGTCGGCAATGTAGAATTTTCACTCTACGGCACTGGCAACAGTTCACGATATCTTGAAATAAAACCCATAAAAAATAATCCTCAGCAGAGCTCATCGGAAGATTAAACGAATTTATAAATGGAGGAGTTGATAAAATGACGATATATGAAAAAATCGACCGCTACAAGCTGGCCATTGATGAAAAGCGTCCCTTTGAAGGTCATTTGCTTCATGAAATTAAAAACTACTACCGGATAGGCCTTACATGGTCCAGCAATGCCCTCGAAGGGAACACCCTCACTCTAAGTGAAACAAAGATCCTCCTGGAAGACGGACTGACTGTCGGAGGGAAGCCTCTTCGGGATACATTCGAAGCCCTGGGGCATGCAAAGGCTTATGATTTCATGTTTACATTGCTTAATAGTTACCAAATAACCGAAGAAGACGCCCTTACAATGCACCGGATGTTCTATACAGGTATCGATGTCGAGGCAGCGGGGAAATACCGCGATCGCCCGGTCTTTATAACCGGCTCAAAATATGAAGTATGCCCAGTAGAACGGATAGAAGAGGAAATGAAAAAGCTGTTCCAGTGGGCATGCTCCGAGCGTGATAAATACCATCCGGTTCAATTTGCTGCTCAGCTGCATAAGCGGTTTGTATTTATTCATCCTTTCATAGATGGAAATGGGAGAGTTGCTCGGTTGCTAATGAATACGGCGCTTATTCAAGACGGTTATATGCTGGCCATAATTCCGCCAGTCTTGCGACATGAGTATATTAGCTTACTGGAGCGGGCTCATGAAGATGATCAACCTTTTATGGACTTTATTGCCGAACGCGTTCTTGAGTCTGAAAAGGAAATCATGAGGTTATTGAATATTCCTTTTCCTCATCTGTCCTAAAATAAGAGCGGTATCCGTCCATTAAGATTCCTCTCAAAATATACCCTGTGGTAATACTTAAGCCATTCCGCGTTTATATGAAAAAGAGAGCCTCTACCGGGATAAAGTCCTGGAGGCTCTCTTTGTGTTTCTGGTGTAGCTTTGATGTCATTGTCCTATTGTATGACATGGAAGAGCTATGGCCGCTAATATTCACTTGGGAAGAGGATTGTTGTCGCAGATCTATCCCATTCGGTAATAATCCAGATCTTTCCCTTGCTGGTCTCATATGCAGCCAGTATCCGCTCGCCTGTCCTGGCTGCCATATCATTCAGATCTTTATCCTCTTGACAAAGGTCTCCCCAGTCATATTTCCGGTACCGGTTAAAGGCTGCTATGACTTCTTGAGCAAATGCCGGGTTTTCCTTCATTTCATCAGCTACACCTTTTATTGCGAGTATCGTTCCATATTCCATGGGGTTTCTCCGCTTGCTTTAGTTTGTATTCATGTTAATACGATCAGCTCACCTGGTTAAGGCATACCAGGTGGGTAAATTCAGGACCAGCTCCAAATACGTTGGCGTATTTAATAACGTTCAGCGGATGAGGAGGTGGTTATCCTGATCATTGCTATTAATTACACCGTGGAATACGACGAGGCCCGCAAGGTTTATAAGATCCGGAATAAAGATGCTCCATTTTGCCCGGACTGCGGCCAGCTGCTCTCCGGATATGATACAAGAGCTCGCCATGTCGTTGATAGTTCGGGCCAGATCTGCTGGTACCGACTGCGCCGGTTAAAGTGTCTATGTTGCGATAAACTGCATCTTGAGCTTCCGGATTTTATGGCTCCTAAAAAGCATTATGAAGCCAGGCTTATAGAAGATGTTATGGCTGGCCGATCGGATTCTTGCCCGGCTGATGATTCGACAATCCGAAGATGGAAAAAAGGAAAATACCCACCCAGTTTGCCTTAATAACCCGGAGCTTCTGTAGTATTTTTGTAGACAAGCCAGTTGAAAGGAGTGATAAACCATTGGAAACAGAATTTTTAAAAAAATAGCTGTCTCATTCGGTATAGCTTTAGCTTTGTTTGTAGCCGCAGCAATCGGTTACAATTTTAACGATGCGAGCTTGTCCTTACCTGGAGACTCTGTGAAGACATTCTCCGATGTAGATGTATCATCGAATAACAGTGGCGCCCCTGGTATGATCACAATCCCAGGTTACAAGCATATCACTATGAAAGCAGGCCAGAAGGTTCAGAAGGTAGAGCTCGGTAATCCAAAACAAAATAACTGTTATATGTCAATTGCTATTAAGCTCCCAGATGGGACGCAGCTTTATGAGTCAGGTTTGCTTGAACCCGGACAGGTCCTTACCTCTATTGAAATCTCCCGAGAGCTAAAATCCGGGATTTATGAAGGAGCAATCCTGAGCTATTCATGCTATGACATGGAGGAAATAAAAGAGCTAAATGGTGCTGTAACTATTTTTGATTTGGAGGTTATGCCATGAATAAAAGAGTTTTGCCTGTATTAATAGCCATCATCCTGGTGTGCAGTGTTATGCCAATAGAAGCACTTGCAAGCCAGACATCTGGAAGTATGACCGTTTCCTATACCTATACTTTCACACCTGATTATACAATAAATATCCCCGCTTCAATCTCTATCAATGATAGCGAAGTTATTACATTCACGGCTGAAAAAATGGATATTGGATCTGATAAGGAAGTCCATATTAAAATCGACGGTGAAGCTACATATGAAAACGGCGGAAATTTTTATCTTTATAAAGATAAAGGGACAGAAAACGAGTCAAAAATACCTTGCTCTATTTTGCGCTCAAATCCATCTGGAAGTATTGGATGGACTAAAATTAACGGCTTGAGCAACGAGGATGTAGCTTGGTTTAGAGATGGTGATACAAATGTGAGAGGTTACGGAGCTCTTAAATTTATACCAAATGTCCCCAGCGGCTCTCCCTATGGAACATATATAGGAACGGTCTATTTTAAGATTGAGCTCATTGATAAAAGCTAATTAATTCATAAAAGCATGTTAGTAGTAGAACCCTGGAAAAACCAGGGTTTTTGTTTTCTTGCTTACTCTATAAAATATATTTTAGGCGCGTATTTCCCCTTTATTTTGAATTTTAACTCCAACATGGGTATTTCTTACCTACTTTAAATTCGCTCCGTACAAGTCAAATCTGGCCGTTTCTCGCCTGCATTTTTGATATGGACATGTCCGTCCAAACAAGTAAAGCAAAAGAGCGGATTTTATTCCGCCCTTTTGCTTTTTAAGGCTAAGCCTAATACGGCTCTTTGAAGATTTGACTAATACGAGGCATTGCTTTCTCGATGATAGGATCCTCAAATGGTCTTGGAGCCATTCTATCGGTTCCCTCTTCGAGATATGGAGCATACTTTACTTCAGTAGTAATTGCCGGTTTTATTGTTACGGTCTTGCCTATTCGCTCGGATGCAGATTGCGGTCTCCAACTTAAGCGCAGGTTTCCACTGCGATTTGCAGGCGGTTCACCTGGTGCTGAAGCTCTGTATAATTGCCCACCTCGCAATTTATGGCCATAATCTTTAAGCAAGCTCTTTGTTTGCTTTGTCATCCTGCTGCCATATGTGCCAGGCTTCTTATAAACCTTACCGGAACGCTCTCCTCGAAGGACAGTTAAAGCTGAATTCCGGAGCTCGTTGGCTGCACGAAACGCTCTTGATTTGGCTTGATAAGTTATTTCCTCCACAATCTCATTAACAGCGCCCTCTAAATCAATCTTCAAGCTTCAGCCACTCCTTTCACCGGCATATTTGCAAAAATGCGGGCCAGTCTTTCTGCCAGCTCGTCTCCGATGTCGTCAGTCATTTCGCGGATATAAGCCTTCAGTATGGCCACCACTTTGTTTTCATCGGTGTTGTCTCCGCCGCCTTCAATCGTGAATTTAGGCTCTGCTTTGACTTCCACCTTGATGGTGATATTCTGGTCGGCTCTTCCGGTTGCAGAGGCTACCGGGATCTCGTCGGGTTCATCGCCTACTATTCCGCCGTCTTCATAGGCTCTTACTCCGAGAAGTTCACCGGTCCGCTGCCATAAGTCGAGGCCTCTTTGTCTCTTGCTTGGGCTTAACGGGATAATTCCTTCAGCTCCATCCTCGGCCACTATGCCCATGTGCGGTTTTGTTATAATGCCGCCGTATGCATGCTCAAGGATACTGCCTTTGCCTTTGCTGGTTGTCAGGCCGGTTTCTTTCGATCCTTTTTGGCCCAGGCCTCCGAGCCAGTCTTTGAAGCTCTGCCACTTGTCGCCGATCCACTCGCCGATGCCGCTGAGTTTTTCGCCTACCCATTCCCAGGCCTTGGTTGCTCCGGTCTTGATGGGTTCCCAGACTTTCTGTTCAAACCATCCCGACACTCCGGACCAGGCTTCGCTTATGGCATTCTTTGCTGCTGTGAACTGATCTCCCAGCCATGCCCCTGCTGTCTGCGCTGCGCTTTTTACCGGCTGCCAAACCGTTTCATCAAACCATCCTGAAACAGCTCCCCAGGTCTCGCTTACCCAGGTTTTAGCCTCGCTCCATCTTTCGCTCACCCACTGGCCTGCAGCCTGGGCTCCTGTTTTGATCGGAGTCCATATTGACGCTTCAAACCATGATGAAAAGTCAGACCAGCGCTCGCCTATCCATGTTCTTGCATCGTTCCAGCGGTCGCTTACCCATTGGCCGGCTGCTTGGGCTGCATTGCTTACCGGGTTCCATATCGATTCGTCAAACCACCCGGAGAAATCACTCCATTTGTCTCCGATCCAATCTCTTGCCTCGCTCCATGCTCCTGCTGCGATATTAATTGCTGAAATACCAACGTCCTTTGTCGGGGTCCATATCGAAGTTTCGAACCAGTCACTGAAGCCGCTCCATTTGTCACTGATCCAGGATACGGCATTTGAAGCTCCTGTCTTGATGGAGTCCCATGTGTTACTTGCCCATGTCTTGGTATTTTCCCAGAACTTTGATAAAGCTCCGTCTTTGTCCGTTGCGTCAGATAGGGCTTTGCCGGCTTTATCTCCAGTTAAAAGCGCCGCTGCGCCGCCTATTCCTGCACCGATTAAAGTTCCAAGTCCAGGCATGATTGCAGTACCTATTAAAGCACCTGTTCCGACCATACCTGCTTTGGTTCCTGCGGTTACATACTCATCTTTAGCAACTTTGTTATTGCCTGCTTTGCTTGCTTTTATTCCCTGATAAACATCAATTCCTGCGCTACCAAGTCCGAGGATCCCGCCTATAATTCCGGCTATCCCTGCGGCGCCTGCAGCTGCAGCTCCGCCGGCAGTTGTTGCTCCGCTTCCGAGTGCTACTCCTAACTTGGCCAGGCCTGTTGTTAATGCACCTCCGGACGCTACGTATGTGCCATTAGCAAGCTTCACAGTGTTTATTGCCTTTCCTGCCGCTCCCGCGGCGCCCGGTAAAGCAAGAGGCGCTCCTCCTCCAGGAAGCTTCGGTATTGTCGCGGGTCCTCCTCCAGGTAAGCTTGGAATGTTGTTTATGATTTTGCCCCCACTTCCACCTTCTCCAATCGTTGGGCCATTGATGTAAACTACGGAGGCCGTAACGGCCATAGTGGAAGTTATGAAGCTGTCAGGGACAAGAGATCCTGTTGCTGCAGGTACTCCATCTTTGCTCCCTTTTCCAAAAAGGTTAAATAAACCTTTCCCGGCCTTACTTCCCAGCTTAAAAACACCTGTTCCAAGTTTAAAGATACCTGTAAGTAGCGGCCATATTTTAGCAATTCCTAACCCTATTGCGCCGGCAGACAGCCAGGATGTACTGCTTGGCTTCTCTCCTCCTGGAAGCAGCGTTCCTGCGTCCTTAAATACGCCTTTGATAGCGTTCAGGATTGCCTCTCCTACCTTCTTGCCGTCAAATCCCCGTGTAAAACCTTCAGCGAATGAAGCGCCTATGCTGGTTCCGTCCTCTACGGCACCCCTGGCGTCAATTCCGAGTATGGCCAGCAATCCTGCGGAGAGTGCAGTTCCTATTCCTTCGCCGATTTTGCTGGCTTTGTCTGCAAGCCAGGCCTTACCGGTTGAATTCCACCACTCGTTGAATGGCTGCGCTATGATCTTATCCCAGGCTATCTTCAGCTTTTCTCCGAAGTTCTTGGCGTCTTTCCATTCCTGGGAGTTAACCATGCGCTGTATGCTATTTCTCAAGGCATCCACTCTGGCCATTACCCACTTGGAGATGTTTGCTCCGGCTTTCTTCCAGGCTTCTCCCCACTGTGTGATGATGTCCTGGTTCTCGTCTATCCATGTTGTGAGCTTTTCAAGTCCTGGCTTTATGCCTTCCCACAGGCCTTGTCCCCAGGGCCTCAAAAGTGAGTTTTGGAGAGTGTCTTTAAGGGTTGATAACATACCCTTTGCGGTCCTGGATTGGTTGGCCATCATTCCACCGAAGCGCTTTTCCATGCCTCGTAACAATGCATCGATAACTTTTGCCGCTTCTATGCTCTCTTTACCGATGTTCGCTATCTGCTCTCCGGTGAGGCCGAGCTCTTCCTGCAGGATCTGGTTAGCCGGTACGCCGAGTTCCTGGAGCTGTAAAAGCTCCTCTGCTTGTGCTCGCCCTTTGGCCCGCATCTGGCCGAGGGCTCTTGTGATTCTGTCTATTCCTTCAGAACCTGCTCCCAAGCCGCTGGCCGTGTCGCCTATGGTCTTCAGCATATCCAGCACCTTGTCGGCCTCAAATCCGAAGGCCATTAAGAGTTTGCTGCTGTTGATCAGTTCCGGAAATTCGAACGGTGTTTTATTCGCAAACTCTGACGCTTCCTTCAGGAACTGCTGGGCCTTCTCGGCGCTTTTTAGCATGGTCTCAAATGCAATCTGTGTCTGCTCAAAGTCAGCGGCTATGTCCATTGGTTTATAAATGCCAGCAAATGCGCCGGTGGCCCCGAGTATAGCTCCCTGGATGGAAGTCGCAAAGTTCCATAGGCTTCTCAATGGTACCGTGGCCAGATCGATTACTTTCATCGTAAAACTGAACGTCTTACCCGCTATGCTGTGCGCTTTTGATGAAACTTTACCGACAATGCTTGACGCTCTATCCAGCGCATCAAGAACGATCTGGTATTTTGTTTTATTCATCTGCTCCAGCCGTTCCTGGGTCCTTTGACTTGCTTTATCAAAGGCATTCAGCTTATTTTTAGCCTGGGACACTCCGGGATCTGTGTTATCCTTGATGTTTATCGGTATCTCTATCCTATAAACCTCTGCCATTCTCTTATCCTCCTCTCTGCAGTATTTTTTTGTTGATTGCTCTTTAGGAGGGAGGAGCTCTGACACAGTAAAGGAAACTGCCGGCTAATGCACTTATGCAGCCTTTTCCCTTTAACTTTCCGCTTTTCACGTTATCCCTCCTTTCCTGCATATTGCACTTAGCCTATTTCTTTGGTCGTTTGTCTACTGGGTTTATCTCCGGCTTTAATTCATTCAAGCAAAAGTCTAAAACATAGCAAATTCGCTTCAATGCGTTTACGATCATTTCCTCGTTTCTCGGACTCCCTATTAGAATGTCATTAACAATCTCTTCAGCTTCTTTTAGCTTGTCCATGGCCGTCTCATGTGGTGCCTTTTCAGTTGCCTTTCTTGCTGCAGCTATCCTTTCCTCTTGCTGCCGCTGTAGCTCCTGGCGCTGTTTTTGCTTTTCGATGTACTTAGCTCTTTCCTCATTTCTAAACTCTGCAGTAGGATAAAACATTATTTTCACCCCCTTCCAAATTCTTCATTTAATTTTTTTGTAATTGCCTCCTGGAGTTTAGCTTTTATAAAAGCCGGACTTTCCTCTTCAGGGAGCAACTCTATCCCGCCGATACCATATAAAATTACCGTCAGGTCCTTTACGCCCCTGTCTATGTCCTTATATACGGTCCTTCGGTCAATGTTAAATAATTTCATCAATTGTTTATCTGTCAAAGGACTACTTGAAAAATAGTAATATAACAACACATTGTAAATTCTGGCCTTTTCTTCTCTTATGGCTAAGCTCTTATATTTCTGCATTGCCTCCACAAGGATTTCCCTCTCTTCGGGGCTTGATTTTTTATATTTAAATCGATTCAAAGCTCGCCTGACAGCTTTATAACGATTCTTTATAGCCAGTATTGAACAATCTTCAAGCTCAATGAATTCTTGGACATTAACCTCCATGATCCCCCTCCTTTTTCTTATATAGGTTCAAGCCCGCTATCCCCCAATAGAACTATTAATTTTTCCGGATCAAGGTAGCTTGGCTGTTTATTGTTCCAGTTATAGGCCTTTCTTAATTCTCTTATAGCCTTTGAGCGTCGTAATTGGTTAAAAGCAGCATCTCTCGCTGAAATAACTGATCCGCGTTCCCATCCTAACTCCTGGGCAAGTGTCTCTATTGTCTTTTCATAATAGAAAATGCCATATATCACACACTGCTCCCGGGAAGGAAGCCTTTCTATTTCTTGTCTGACTATTATTTGCATATCATTTAGTTCGCAATAGCTGTATGTATCTGCAGTAGGATCCTCTATCGTATCACCTAAAGTAAGCTTTTCATCATCTCCCACTGGTGTTTCAAGTGAAATAGTTTCTATCTGTTTTTTTCTGAACCCTAATTCCTCAAGACAAACATTTTGCACGCAATATCCCAAATAAGAGGTAAACTTCAAGCCTTTTTCAGGTGTAAAATATTTCACCGCTTCAATAACAACAAAATAGCCACACTGCAACAAATCTTCTGGTTCAACTAAACTTTTTTTGCAAAGGGGGAAATAGTGTTCTATCAGCTTGTAAAGTAGAGGTCTTACCGCAAAATATAATTTATTCAAGCTTTCAATATCTCCCTGGGCAGCCATGGTTGCCAACTCTTCATTTGTCACTTGAAACTTCCCCCTCTCCGTGATAAAATATTAAAAAAATATGCTAATATTTGGCTAAACGGAGCGGGAGCTGCTTATAATGCTCTCGTTTTTATTTTTGTTTGTTAGCAACCATAGTCTTATTTCTCCTTATCTATTGACCGTGAATAGAAATAATAATCTTCAGCTCGTTTGAAGCCTGCAAGCGTATCTCTCTTACTTTCTGCTCCCGGCGAGCTGGTCGCTGGCTGCTGGTTATACCCGTCAAAATGCTTGCTATTGATTCCATTCATCGGTTCCTCCTTGTATTCATCATCCCATCTTCCCTCGTTCAGCCAGGTTTTTGGGTTTGGTATATATCTGCCGTTTTCTCTCTGCCATTGATCTGTTAATTTTGCTTTGCCGATGGCCGTTAAAATTTTGTTATGAAGCTCTGCATCAGGCTTAATCTTATTCCAGGCCGCCCATGCTGCTTTCTTGCCTACCTTCTTTGGATAAGCTGCCCAGAACTCGTCAAACCTTCTTTCAATCAGGGTCTTGGAGGGCTGTTCACAGGTTTCTTTTCCTGCTGCCGTTCTGGCCATTTTTACCTTTTCAACCGTTAGGCTCTCGCCTGATTGAATAGCTTTTGGTTCTGGGCAATTATCAGCGTCAGTCGATGTAATTACTGTATTCTCTTTTTTACTTTCTTTTTTCTTTTCTTTATTTTGGGGATTAATGTTTGCATTATAATTGCTTGAATGGTGATTATTGTTGACAATAACTAAGTTTTTGTATGCATTAACTTCCTCATCATCTAAAAGCAAGTACGTTGAGTTAATTTGAACTCTTTGTCTTCTGTCTGCTGCCTTCAAATATCGCCTTTGTATACCGCGTGAAGTCAATACTTTATGCTTTTCATATATGGATTCATCAAAGATGCCCCATTTTAAGCAATCGTTTATGATTTCATTAATTACGTTAATGTCTACATTAACCCGCCTTGCAAATAGCAACTGTTCTTTCTCTGTCCATTCATAAAAGTAACTGTTTTTATAAATTTTCATGAACAGCCTGATCACTACTCCAAAGCCTACTAATCCGTATCTTGCTTCAATAAGGGCTATTTTGTCGTCCTGATCCATATCCACATCGAGAGGGAAGTAATCTAATCCTTCTTTTTGAGGTCGGGCCATACTTGCACCTCCAATCCTGGAGCTATTAATATGCTGTCCATTTCCCTACCTCCCGCTTGGCTGCTCTACAATAGTGAACAGCTCTTCAAATGGCAGGTTAAAGAAATCACATATTGCTTTAGCTGTTCTCGGGCTTGTCCCTTTTGCCTGTTCTACCCGAACAATAACAGAATGATTTACTCCAAGCTTTTTCGCCAGATCGGTTTTGCTCAATCCGCGCTTTACTCGCTCCGTCTTTAATAATTTTGTGTTCGCCACAATCATGACATTTAGACCTCCTTAACTTTAATAATGCCACATTTATAAGCACATATTATCACACTGCTTGTCTTTAGTCAACAGAATTTTGTTGACAAAAGTGTCATGTTGTATTATACTGAACACATTAAGGCACGTTTACACACAGAACGGAGGATGTCAATGATAGATAAAATACTCCTAAAGCTTCGTGAAGAAATGGGAATATCACAAGAAATGGCTGCAAAAAGTTTGAATGTTTCCCGCTCCGCTCTTGGATATTATGAAAGGGGTGAGCGCCAACCTGATGCTTCTTTTATTATCAAAGCTGCAGATTTTTTTGGTGTTACTGCTGACTATCTCCTAGGTAGATCTGACTATCGTTCAGTAGAAAATCAGGCAATAGCAAATAAATTTGAACTTCCCTTATCTGATAAGGCAATCTCTTTTTTGAAGTCTGTTTCGCCTGAGCTTCTGCCTACCCTTGACTTGTTGCTCTCGGATCCAAACTTCGAGAACTTTCTGCTTGAAGTAATGACTTATATATATTCCTTGAAACATGGAGAAAGCTCGGAAAGTGTTGATATTATAAGCTATAAGCTAAACGAGGAAATAAACAAGGCCGGCAGCTCCTATACTCCTTCGGAAATCACAAAAATCATAAGTAGACTGCTTCCACGTCTGCAGCAGGCAAAAGTAATCGAAGCATTGGAGCGGCTTATTAATTCCATGGTAGAGCATGACAAGAGAGACTAATATATAAATCCTAAATAAAAAAGTCCCGGCCTTAAGCAGCTGGGATTTTATGAAAGGAGGAGAAGTTATGGCTTCTATAAATGTTAACTGCGCATGTGGCAATCAATTTGTTACAGAAGAACCTACAGCTGATTCCGGGTTTACTGTCGAATGCCCTACTTGCGGTGCTCGGATCCGAATAAAGCCTCCGGGAATTTCCCACAAACAGTTCAAAGCAGCTACAGCTCCATCTGCAGAGGAACGAATAGCCAACCGCATAAGAAAGTACGAAACAATATCAGGTATCCTTTGGTTGATAATCGGGGCAGTACAGCTGGTCCTTGTGTGGACTGCAGCTGCCGGTGTATGGAATATCATCAATGCGATTATGAGGCTGCGCTCTGTAAAGAGTATATACACTGGCAACCCTGCGATTGTGCCCTGGTATGACAGCCGGCGCAATTGGTTAATTGCTTTCGCAATCGTAAACCTTGTCCTGGGAGGCGTGATTGGTGTCTTCCTGGTCGCATTCGATTGGTGGATGAGAGACTATGTTTTGAGAAATAGAGCAGTATTTGAAGGGACCTCATCTTAATCGGCTTGAAAATGTTTAGATACTAACTTTTTACGAAGGGAGGGGATTTGTTGCCGGTTTACAAAGATGAAGAGAGAAAAACGTGGTATGTCTGGCTCCGCTATAAAGATTGGGCCGGCGTTGTGCGTCAGCATAAAAAGCGAGGCTTTCAGAAAAAATCTGAAGCTGTCCAGTACGAGCGAGACTTTCTAAAAAAGCAAAGCGGCAGCTGTGATATGAGCTTCGGCTCTATGGTGGAGCTTTACATGGAAGATTGTAAATCGCGACTCCGCTCCACGACATACGAAAGTAAGAAATACCTCATTGAGTCAAAAATACTTCCAACTTTTAAAGATTTACCTGTCAATGCTATAACAGCAGCTACGGTACGCAAATGGCAGAATGAGCTCCTGGATGATGATGCCGAGTATTCTCCAACATACCTAAAAACGATAAATAACCAGCTGTCGGCCATTTTCAATTTTGCCAAGCGCTATTATGGACTGAGTACCAATCCTGCAGCTGTGGCAGGATCCATCGGTAAAAAGAACGCCGAGGCTATGCAGTTCTGGACAAAAGATGAATTCCAGCTTTTTATTGAAGCTGTTTCAGATAAGCCTGAGTCATATGCTATTTTTAACACCTTATTCTGGACCGGTATGCGCTCCGGGGAGCTCCTGGCCCTTACTCTGAATGATATAAATTTCGAAGCTAAAACGATAAGCATAACAAAGAGCTACGCCAGGATCGGAGGAGAAGATGTGATCTCTCCTCCAAAAACTCCAAAGAGCCGCCGGGTAATAACTGTACCGGATTTTCTCCTGGATATCCTAAAGGATTACGCAGGCCGCCTGGTGGACTATGAGCCTTCGGACCGCCTTTTTGAATATACAAAGCACTACCTTCAAAGCGAAATGGACCGCGGGTGTAAGAAATCAGGGGTAAAAAAGATACGTGTTCATGACATCCGCCATTCCCACGCATCCTTATTGATTGAACTGGGTTTTTCCCCGCTGCTTATATCAGAGCGTCTTGGCCATGAGAATGTGGAGACCACTCTGGAAATATACGCCCATTTATACCCTAATAAGCACGGGGAAGTTTCCAGTAAACTAAACGAACTATTTACCCCTAAAATTTGCCAAAAAACAGACAAAAATCCGGGCATTTCAGAATAATGCTTCCAAATTGCTACCACGGACAAAAATTAAGCCTCTGAAACCCTTTATTTTACTGGGTTCAGAGGCGTTTTAACGTCTATTCCCACTCAATCGTTGCCGGAGGCTTTGTAGTTATGTCATAGACTATCCTGTTTATTGATTTAACTTCGTTTACTATTCTTGCGGAGATTTTTTCAAGCACTTCGTAAGGGATTTTTGCGAAATCCG